CAAACCGGGCAAAAGTTCACGGTATCCCCCGCTTGTCTTTGTAGTGATGTCGCGCATATCCGTGGTCATGGAAATGCTGCATTCTGTTACGTGGTCGATAACTACTTCCGAGTCGTCTGTTGTTCCAAGAAATACCCGAATGCTCGACGAATTGATAATGCCTGTTGTTTGTGCCATTACTCTTTAATTTTTTTTGATTCTTTTTTTTCGGGCTTGTCTAGATAGCCGCCTTTTTTAAGCTTTGCGGCAAACTTATTTGAAACGTCTACAACCTTTCCGGCGGGCCATTTCCAGCCGCCTTTGTTGTATGGTTTTTGTATCGTTACCTTCATGCGTGCAATTTACTCAATTTAAATTTCATCGGTTGGCTCATCGGGGAACCAACCATTTTGCTCCATATATTCCTGCGTGCGAATTGTGACATCGCTCGGCACGATATGCCCAAACGGGAACTTCTTATTGACTTGCACGTAACTGCTCAGGGAATAACGCTCATCATTCGAAAGCTCAGGGAAGCACGCAACGAGGCGTTCCAGCGTTGCCGCTGGGTGTACGTTTATAAAATACTCGGTGTCCACTTGCAAAGCGTTCTGTACTCCGTCAGGGTGTACCACGATACCGAACACGGCTGAATTAACTTCCCACTCTGCTTGTATCAGAACGGGGCGAGAGATGTTGTAAAGCTCACGCGTGATTTGCTTTGCCCGTGCTTCGCTTGTCTGCGTGGGCGTTGGTAGTACTATGATATATCCGTTCATGAGTATATGTTGTAGAACGTGTTGATGTTGGTTTCGATGTTCGTGCGGTCGGATGTGGATTTGTCCGTTTGGTACGTTATAACCTCCTGAATATTACCCGCCCAAAATAAGTTATTGCCACTCTGCTGACCAATGTAGCTATCCGTTTGGCCTCCACGACCCGCATTAGTACCGCTTTGCTGAACGTTGTTTATGTACAATTCGGATGTAACCGCATCAAAATTGTGATAAGATTCCACAAGCGCTTGTGTGTTTATCGTGTGCGCTCCGCTTTTTGCTGCAAGTGACGAGCCGTTGTAAGTATTAACGTGAAATTCTCCCGTTGTTCTTCCGTATGCTATGGATGCGATTTCTACTGTGTCGGTAATGTTCAAAGCTACTTTATCTTGCCCCACAGGGGTGCATACCAAGTAATTAGAATAATTTGGGTGCGTTGTTGGCTCTAAATCAATTCCATAAGTGAAGAAGTCCGTTGTTCCATCAAACTCAACCGCAGGCTTCCCGTTCTCCGTCACCACGCCCGTGCTGCCGTCGTAAATCTTTGGCATATTCGCGGTGTTCGTTTGCACCGCGTCATTCGAGTTGCCGCTCTGACAATACCACTTCGATACAAACCCGTCGTTACTTCCGCAATGCGCAGCCAGTGCAACCGTATCCAATTCACCGAATACATTGAACCCGATGTCAGCGTAGCTGCTCCCGTTGTAAACCTCTACCGCGTCACCTGTGTAAGCCGTGCGAAGTTTACGCAATGAATACGCGGCTGCGGCTCCCGTGTACGTGTCGAGCAGTGGCGTGTTTTGGGTGAAGTAGTCGCCTATGTTGGATTCGATGCTTGCTTGGTCTGCGCTTGATTTGTCAGACGGGTACAATATGAGTTCTTGATTTTTGCCTTCCCAATTTTCAAACGCTCCACCGTTTGCACCAATTACAAAAGGTACAGAATTCGGATAAGTTATGTCTGCACCCGTGAAATTTACTGAATTCGTACCGCTAACATCGACAAAGCCTTGTTTTGAATTTAAACAAAATAAACTTTGATTTTGCGGGTATTTATTGTTAAAGCTAGTTTGCGCACCATTTATTCTGACGTTCATATCATCAACGCCTCTGCGCATAAACCACAGCCTTGCATAGGGGTTTGTATGGCTTCCAGACGTTTGGGGTAAAGTCCAAGCCGCTTGAACCCCGCCATTTGTTCCTAACGCTCGACTTGTTTGAAATATTGTTAACTCTGCTTCGTTTGCAACTCCGTCTGACGTACTTAAAAAATCATTTGAGCCATCAAAATCTAAAGCCAACTTTCCGTTCTCCTTCACCAACGCCCCACCCGTGTAAATCGTTGGTTCTTCTCCCGTACTTGGCGCGGTCGCTGTATTCCCGTTTCCTGATTGGTCAAGCCACTCGCTTACCGTGCAAGTCGTACCCGTGCAAAAGGTTTCAATCGCTGCCTCGTCAATGTTTCCTGAACCGTCAAAGCCTATGGTTGTGGTCGTGCTATCCGATGCCCTGCGGATAACCATGCAGTCAGTTACATTGCCGTTGAGCCTGCGCGTGGAATAAGCTGCCTCGGCTCCGCTGCCATATGTTTCGTTAAGCAAGCCCGTGAACGCGGGTGCTGCGGTTACTTCCTCCCATGTTTGCGCTAAAGTAAACGGCGGCACGCCATACGTTGCGCCATCTTCGAAGCCGTCAAACGTGGCCACGGTATCCGCGTAAGCGGTATTATCGGCGAAGGTGTGAATCAATGTGTAATCTCCTATTACATCGTCGTCACTGATAAAGCCGGTTTTGTGGTAAATCTTTCTTTTGATAACCTTGCCGGCTGTTGGTGTATCGGGCGAAGGGTCTATAAAAATACCGTCGCCTTCTGACTTGACACTGTACCCGCGTTCAAAATAAACGCTAGGCATTTGCAAACCCGTTTCAACCTCATCTTCGAAACGGTTGGTATAACTCACCAACGATTTGAATGCGCCCGCTGTCGCGTCGTATATAAGCGCCTGATTTGCTGACGGCGTGCCGACTATTGTAACGTCGCTCAGGTCGTTTAAGTCCGTAGGTACGGCGCTTGTATCGGCCTTCGCATTTAACGCCGTTTGTGTTGCCGTGCTTATTGGTTTGTCCGCGTCGCTGGTGTTGTCCACATTGCCTAACCCGACTTCGCTTTTTACTAGGCTGTCATTCGTCCATTCGCTGCCATCGTACTTTAATAGCTCGCCCGTTTCAGGGCCGCCCTGACCGAATTGTACATCAGTTAACTGGCCCAACTCAGTAACGCCGCCCGCGTCGTCTGCCGGTTGCCATTCCTGCGCCGCTGCATCGTAGGCAAGTACCTGCCCATCGGTTACGCCCGTGGTATCAACGTCAGACAATTCGCCAAGCGTAACGCCTGTAATTGGGCTTCCTTGCGCTATCTCGAAGTCTGTGCGGCTTATCCTTACATCATAGTCCGCTGTTATGTTATACGTCCTCTGTGCCTCGTCAAAATCGATTATCTCGCCAAGGTATTGAATGCTTTGAACGTTTACCCCGGAATAAGTACCCGTAACGCGGTCAAGTGCCGCGCGTGTGTGCGTTGCCATATCAATGCACTCCGTGTAACTTGTTGAATACAAATTCACTTCAATTTGTGCCGTGTCCAGCTTAGACGGTTCGCGCTTCGTGTCGCTCGGTTCGTTGCTGCTTACGTTGTAAACGACGTAAGGCAAAACCGCGTCTTGCTGTGCTACTTCCGGAAAAATTCGCGTGTCTACGATTGCACGCAAATCGGCATTTGATACCAGCAAATTATATATAGCCTTTCCAACTGTCATTTCATAAACCTTTTAAATTCCTGCCTGTAAAGTTCAATTTGTTTGCGCTTCGTTGCACCTACGCCCGCTTTTATTCCTTGCGTTAGTTTGCCCTTGTTTGGCGTTTGCATGATGATACCGCCGCCGCCTTTCTTGCCGCCTTTTTTCATCGTTGCAGGACGTGCGCCCATTTCTACAATATGAGCAAACCAGCCATCCGCGCCGTCACGAACTTTGCGCTTCAATTGGTATTTGCCTGCATTATTCGCACGCGGGCCAACCATTGCCGTATTACTGCCTTTGCTAAACCAAACGCCGATTGAGTTTTTCAACTGGCCTTTCTTAATCTCAATTTTTTTGCCGTCCTTTTTGTGAATGGTTATATCCTCTTTGTACGGCTTTATTTTGCCGCGCATTGCGTTTACTGTTTCGCGTCCTGCTATGCGGTTGGCCTTCCTAAATTCCTTTTTGTTAATCGTGCCAAATCGTGCGGCTCTGTCTAACCGCTTTTCGATTTTGCGTAGTTGCGCCTGCATCGTGTCCATTATTCACCCGTTGAAGATGTAACAAGCCTCAAACCTTGCTCGCGTCCGATTTCCTGCACGGCTTCAATTTGATACAGTTGGCCGTTATAGCTTACGCGGTCGCTTGGCCTTACGTCGCTCACGGTGCTGCTGTAACGTATAATGAAACGCACGCGCTGAACGGCGTAAACTTGGTCGCTCTGTATTGATTCATTCCCGCCCCCGCGATAGCTGATTTCAGCCCAAACCGTGGCCAATGTCGTCCACGTTTCCGCGCGTTCGCCGTAGTCGTTCAGCGTCAAAGTGGCGCGTTCAATCGTTATGCGCCTGTCGAGTTTCCCGATTTTCATACGCTTGTAACGTTGCGATATGGTGAAATAATGCTGTAAATACCTAACGGCAATTCGTGCATTTTAAAACCTGTCACGGTTTGCCTGTTCTCGTAAAGATGCCCAACCAGTAAACGAATGCCATGAACAAGCGGCTGCGGAATATCGGCCTCTGGATAACCTACGTTCATATTTACCTGCACCGCGTTAAAAGTGTCGTCGTATAAATCGGGCGTATTGTCAAACGTAATGCGTGCGCTTTTGGTTTTAATGTCAAACCAATACTTTGCCGCTGGCAGCGTTTGAGTGGCGTTTGCCGTGTCCAAATACGTTACGGATGCAATGGAGTTCACCGGGCCAATTGGGAAACGCACGTTATAAAAATAATCGATGTATCCCACGGCGCTCACGTCACCGAGGCGCGTGTTACAAACGTCTTCAATCCACGCAATGGCTGCATCTCTAAGGGCTTGAATTAGCGTGTCTTCGTCTGTATGGTCCACGCGTAAATGTTCCTTTAACTGTGCCACGGTTATAATGCTGTCGAGGTCGGGCGTGCCTGTTATTTCTACGGTCATCATGTTGCTAAAATACGGACAAAAAAAAGAGGGGCCGAAGCCCCTCCTTTCCAAACAAATAACCCAACCAAATTA